TGTTGCTATCAACAATGGTGATGTTTTGTATATTAAACATATTCAAGAACCAAGTTATATCAATAACACTTATCATATTGCTTGTTCGTGGGATAATGAAAATAAAGAAATATTGATATTCTTTAATGGAAAGATTGTTAAAACAGGAACCCATACCAAAGCAGATTCATTTACAATGGCCGCAGAGGATTTTTATATCGGTGCAAATGGTAGCGGCTCAACAGGGGCTAATTCGGCTACTACGAACAAACAATTCATGGGAGAACTACATGAGTTAAGTATTATGAATATTAGAAAAACTGAGTTCAGCGCAGTTAATAATCTAATGCCTAATTTAAACAATACTGTTTTATATTTACGATTTGAGGAGGTGGATGAATGAGTGTCAACATTATTGGTGATGATTTTAATGCGCCTACAAATCCTTATCTAAATGATACTTTAGGTAGTGCTACTACTGGACACCGTGTTTATGCTGCTATTGCTACACATGGAGAAGTCTCAGTCTCTATTTCTGGTTGGGTTTCGGGCAGTTCTATTACAGAAAATGAAAATCTACACGCAACAAAAGGGTTCAGAATTAAATGTTATGATTCCCTTACTACGACAGGAATTAGATTTAATCCAAGCACTTCTGACCTGAATGCTAATGATTACTTTGTTCTTTTGTATTCCGATAAACCATTACAACATCATTTAGCAAAAATTACAGAAGTGCTTACCGAAGATGAATACGGAGATGCTTTTGAATTTGAACCGAGATTAGGAAATGAAATTCCAAAAGACACTAAATTTGTCATTTTTACAATGACAAAGAATACAGATGTTGTTGCTGTTTCAATGGGTATGAAACAAGACGATGATTTGGGTAGTTCTTCTAATAATTTTGAAGGCGAATTAGTTAGAAAATTACCCGTTTCTAGGCCTCTATTTTACTTTTATAACAGTTTATTAGATAAACCAAATCAACTAGACCACAATACAAAATATATGGTTCTTAGAGAAGTAAATGATGCTTCTTCTGCTAATGGTGCTACATTAACTAAGGCTGATGATAGCCTACCTTTTACAACTGTTCAGGACTTTGGTAAAAAAATTATTGATTACAGTAAGTTCAGTTATAGTATTACAATGACTGACAAATTGAGAGATTTAGACGATGATACTACTAATTCGGTTTCAAACGAAGGAAGTCCCGCATCATTTAATCATACAATTTCAGCACATACAGATGATTATAGCGGTAAATTTATCAATGCCAAAAGAGAAGCAGAAGATACTATTGCTTCTCCTTCAGATATGAGATATACTGGGCCAAAAAGATATTTACATTATGATTTTTCACCAACAAAATCTAATGTTCTTTACAATGTATATGACCACACCAATACTGAATCAATTGATGGAAAGGGTGGTTTTGCAGAAACATCTATCATTGATAATGGTAGAATTATGCCAAGAAAAATTAAAGAATTTGATGCATATCGTGTAAGACATCTTATTCATCGTGGAGGGTTTAATGATTTCTTTTCATTAAAAGCAACACTTAATTCTATTTCAGGTTCTACTTTAAGTTTTAATACGGAATACGAGTTATCAGACTTTTTAAACGATGGAGATGAAATTAAAGTAGATAACAAGATTTTCATCTATAATGGCGCAGGGGTCTTGTCGGGAAATACGCAGACTGTCGGCGTGAAGAATGACGGCGTGAATCCGTATGTGAGGACTGAAAACGAAGGCATTTTCACCGCACAGGCGACGACTCTAACAAACGGGGTTGCGCTTCAAAGACGAGCATATAACGCAAGTGATAAGACACTTATGCTTGACATTTCATTACTGAATAACAGATTTAGCAAGATGTATGTTGCTTTTACATCATTAAACCATAATGAAAGATTTGCTACAATTACAGCCTGTGATGCAACCAAAGGAATACTTACCCTATCATTTGATGATGATTCATATACCTTTAATCCTTTAAGTTTTGCTAAGGGACAATATCAAATTTTTATTGAAAGATTCAACGGTGAAGTTGAAAATATTGAAAATAAGAAAGAAAATGGACAGACAATTATGGAAATTCAAGGGAGAGATAAGTTTAACAAACTACTTTCTCCTGTTGTGAATTTAAATACTTTATTTAGCGAAGACATTATTTATTCTACAAATAGTCCTTATAATAAGTTGGTTCGTATTATTTCTAATAATCTAAGTATTACTTTAGGCGTAGAAACTTTAGCCACGGGTATTGCTGCTTCTTCTTTTGAAGTTATTCCACAACAAGGAGATAAAATATTCACAGCCTTTGGATATATCGGAGAAATTACTTCTACTTCAGGCACAGGTTCTAGTCATTTAACTCTTAATTTTACAAAGGCATTAACAAGAGCCGTTTCGGAAGTAATCTATGTTGATACTGAAAAGAATTATGTTCTTTCAAAAGCCCTCGGTGCTTCTCACCTTGCTACTGACAAACCGACTTCATTAACGGGTGCAGCAAATAAAGGTTTAATTTTTACTTCAGGAAACAAAATTACTATTTCAACTGGTGCTGAAGATGAAACGCTTGTTTCAACGAGCGCAAATACGAATGAAGGAGCAGTAGGCTATGCAATCAATAAGCCCTCTTCTGTTTCTAAGGATTCTGCCTTTCAATGTCTTTTGAAAGACGAACATGGAAGTGCGGGTTCTTCTACATTTGATACTGTAAATACTCTAATTGATTTTGAAGTGGTTTCAACTACTACAAAGGATAATATTACAGAGATTGAATTAGCCCCTTATATGCCCATAACTTTGGGAAGATATGCAGAATATCACTTTAATAAAGATGAATATACCTTTACAGAAGTAGCGACTGTTTCTACTGTATCTGGGACTTTATCGGGAAATAGTAAAAAGGATTATCAATTTATTACTGATTCCTCAACAGCATATACTTTGAAGAAAGATAACCCTCTTTTTGTTGGTGATTCAAAAACATTTGTTGGTAAAGTTAGTAATTTGATTATTGAAAGTGTTTCGGGAACGACTTTAATTGAAGTTTATTTAGATAGAAGCAACTTTATATTCACGGTAGGAGATAAAGTATATACTGCGAATATTCCAACGCATAATATTGCTACTGTCAATTCTGCTCATCTTTGGGGAGGAAAAATTATTTCTACTATTCACCCTCTTTCTGACACCACCTATGGAACATTACCACTAGATATTGAAGATACTAATGGTTTTACAAGTTATACTAGAAAATATGGAAGTTCATTGTATAAACCAATCTTTAGTGCTTTTGGTAATTTTGATTTAAACATTGAAAGGATGTTTTTGTCTGTTGGTTCTTTTCACTTCCCGATTAAAAAATTCTATCCGAATCCGTCGTCTCTATCTCAATTGATGGGAGCATATCATCTTAGGCCAAATACAGGCTCAAATAACTATGTTTCTTGGGACACCGCCGCAATCACTACATATAGAACACTTTTTCCCGAAAATAGAGGACAAACTAGCACATTTGGCTCAAACTCTACTGATGTTAGAATACATGACGACCATGAAAGAAGTTCTTATTTACCCCCTTCAACTAATTTATCCAATAGAAAATATTTTTCACAAGATGAATCAGCATTAAGACTGTTTTTGTATGTCAATTCTGACTTATTGCCATATTCTTCTAAAAGAAAAGATAGCCTATTTGATGGAAATAAAATACTAAATAACTATAATCTGTTTTTAACTGATGGAAAAGAAGTCGGTGATGTTTCTGTTGGCGCAGGAAAAATTAAAAAATTAAAGGATTCTAATTTCCAAACTCTTAATTTTTCTTCAGATAAAGATGTTTCTTCTCTCAAAAGATTTGGGATGATGAGACTCACCGAAGTTTGTTATGATATGTTCTTTAATTTAGTTAATCCAGAAAAACCAATTAGAAAATTTGTAGAAAGGCAATTTAGTGCAGCAAATCAAAATTTTACAGCAAGTGTCTTAAGTGCCAACATTAACGGCATTTCAGGAACAACCATTACCTTTGACGGAACAATTACTCCTGATTTAACCAACGGAGATAGAATACACGATGAAAATGGTCAATTTATTGGGCTAGTAGATACAAAGACATCTACAACTGAATATGAATTACAAGCGGCTGGATTTTTGACTAACGCTGGTTCTCATGCTACTAGAGCATATCATGTTACTTTAGGTAATTTAGATTTAAATGGAAGAAATAAAGTAGATTCATTTGATTTAATTGAGGATGATGATATTCATCCTCTAAAAGTGGCTATTACTCCAGGAGGAACTCTTTACAAATCTTTTTTTAATTTAGGAGGCGGTAGTTTCACTAATTCCGAAATTGTTCTTCCTGCTATATTTAAAACTAGTGCTGCTTTAACTGCTGCTAATGGTGGAATACAACAAATGATTGCTGATTTTGTTAATTCATCAAAAGCAGGGACATATAAAAATATGAGGGGAGTTGTTTTAGATAGATTTAGCATTGAAAATGGAGGGCAATATCCAGTTCATGTAGGTGCAACCACACATCCTTTCAGTGGTATAGATAGATTTACAAATATGGTTACGATAGGTTCAGACAATTATGACGGTATGGTTTTGGAAGTAAGTTCGGAAAGACATTTCAAACAATACGATGACCTCACTGCTTTTAATACTACACCGACAAAAGTATCAAATTATGAAAACACAGCAGTTGATGGTGCATATATGGTATTCAAACCTATTCTTAGATTAGATGCCGGAAACAACATGAGCGCAAACGCCACCATTACTTCTTCTAATGGAAATGTGCATCATGCTACTATTGATACAACCGAAAGTAATGATGAAAATTCATTTTTAAGATTTGTAGATTTAACTGGTTGTTATTTAGTTCCAGAAGCCGGAGTAAAAGAGGGAATTACCTTTTCTAAAACCTTAACTTATAGAACTATGAATGATATGCAACCATCTGAACTAATTTATATTATTTCACATGAAACAGACGATAATAATTCTCTTATCAACAAACATCATTTAATTACAGATGTGCAACTAACAGATAGCACAAACTATAGAATCCTTCAACCTAATGAA